AGCTCTTTCCGCTGCATGTCCAGCTCGGCAGACACCTGCATCAAGGCGACGTTTCTATCGACACCTCTTCCAATCAAGGAATCCACCATTGAATCCCTTTGAGCCTCTAGCTGAGCATTAATCTGAGCTTCAGCCTGGGCAACTTCATTCTGCATCTGAGCATTGGATAGGCCGAGCTCATTTGCGAACTGAGTCTGCATTTGCTCAAGACTCATGTCTTGGTTTCTCATCTGAGCAGCAAACTGATTGACTTGCTGAGCTGCAGCTGTCTGCTGTCCTGCAATGGCTTCAGCAATGCCACGGTCTACTTCGGCCATTTGCTGAGTCATCATTCTCTGAACAGCTGCGGCAGGTGCCCCCCTTACTGATGCTGCTGCTGCACGGGCCCCCTGTTGCCCTCTTTCTCTTTGAAGCCTGAGTGCTTCTGACTCGCCACCAGCAGCAAGTGCCAGCATGGACTGGAGCCCTTCTTCCTGGTAGCCCCTTGCACGTTCCGCCTGTCCTACATCGATATCTCGGCCTGCAGCGGTTTGAGCGCCAAGGGTGGCATAATCTCTCTCCATCGCACCGCGAATAACGGGATCGATAAAGGTCTGCTCGTATGTCCAGGGCTGTCGAGTTTCCTGGCCTGGATAAGTTGGGCCCGGAGGAAGACCTGGATCCTCTACTGGTCCTCGCTGTGGTGGCCCTTCCCCCAATCCAGTTGATCCAACCCCGCTTACATCGATTGGTTGAGGCCCCGGTTCTGGTGGGCTAGACACTGGCTGGGGGGGCTGCGCTGTTTCGGTAATTGGATAGTTGCTTCTTTCAACCTCCATATTCCCGCCACCCAAACCAAACTGGTAATCGCCTTCAAGCGCCGCATCAACAAGCTCAGGGTCCGCCGCTCCGGTTTCAGCTGCGGCAGATGACACAAGCCCTCCTGTAGCTGAGTCGTTTTTCTTTTTCTTCTTGTTTGTGTCGATCATTGAAGCCGTTTCCATTAGCTTGCTCCTATCGTGTTTGATTCGGGAGTTCGGAAAATGCCGCGCTTGGTCCCGATTTCAACCGCAATGCTTTCTATGACAAACCCATCACCAGCAGATGCTGAGTTATCTGCATCGTAAATTTCGAATTTAATTGCCTGGCATTTTTGCTTAGACAAGTGAGCCCTGAATTGAAGAACTGCATCTGTGGCAGAGCTTGTTGTAAAGCTGTACGTATCAACCGCAGCACTATCATCGTAGTCGTAATAAACTTTTACGTTGAGGACGTGCTTGTCCTGGCTTTTCCCCAGGAGTGCAAACCTGTATGCGCGGCCAAATCCCTGAATCTCGTTTAGTGAAATCCAGCCAGTCCTCAGTTTCATAACCAGATAAGTCGATGCTAGTTTTGATCCTGTTTCTTTCCAGATCTTATCATCACTGGTCACCAGGCGATTTGTTCCATCCCAGTTTCCAGCCCCAATAATCGTATTGTTACCAAGCGTTGAGTAGGTAAAGTGAGACCACTGGCCAAACTCATAGCAATAAACAATGACGCTAGTGCTGGTGATAAATCGAATTGTAGATGTTTCTTGGTCGAGAATAATATCTCTAATCCTAGAGTCACCAAGAACATCTTCAACGGGAGATCCTATGTACTCAACCCCATTTGCACTTACGACATGAATTCCCCTCTTTGACTGGAAAAACATGCCTTGATCAGTAAACAAAGTGGGGCTTCCCTTGAGCGCTCCAATGCTCCCGCTTACGAGCTGCGGAGTGTAGTAGCTTCCCGTTCCGGTTTTAGTTGGACCGTCTCCACTAATTGCCCAGATAGAGTTTTCCCTGAAGATGTAGAGAGCGTTGCCAGCGCTACCAAGGGCGGTGGGCTTATCATCATCGAGGCCATCAAGAGGGACGGTAAAGGTGTCCGAGAATGCAACACCATAAGCTTCCTCATACTCTTTTGAAAAGAATATGCGATTGTCTTCAGAGATAAGGAATAGCCGGTTGCGGTGGCTTTCGAGGTAAAAGGCAGGGGGACATCTTGTATCAACAAGCTCCCCTGCATCGGTGTAAAGGAATGCTCCACCGGCGGCAGCGTTGTCAGAAATATCATCAGTAAAGACAAGAGTGCCGCCGTCAGAGTCTGCGCCTGGCCTTGTCTGAACCTTGTTGTAAATATTTCCGTCCCCTTGGGTTCGGTACAAAACAACCCTGTGGCCATTTATCCCCTTAGTTGATGGCGCACCCATGTGTTCAACGGTGACGCTTGCCGTCTTGTCGCTTCCTGTTGAGCTGACCGAGGCAGCATCAGATGGCTCAGATCTATATAAGTTTCCAGCGCTGTCTTCGAATTCAAAGACGACCTTGTACTTGTATGCTTTGCTGGCCGTTAGGTTTCCGCCAGAGCTTACCGCAATTGCTGATATCTGCGGCTTTGGCATACCAGCAGGAGATGCAACCTCATCAACCCCTGTTCTAAATACGCCATTCCCACATGTGTAGAACACGTTTTTTCCGAGAGAAGCGTAGCTTACACCCCAGTCAGGGAAATCAAGAGAGTACCGGACAATCTTAATCACAGAGCCAACGGCAACGCTTGTTCCGCCAGACCCATCAGGAAAGGTATTGATGTTGGTGGAAATAGGCAGTGCGGTGTAAGCGTAAGACCCGGAAACAACTGTCTTACATGGATAATCAGAATGTTCTAGGCGAAAAGCTTGCGGAACAGACCACCCTGAAAGGTTGGTGTCGCCCGTGGTTGTGCCTGTCGTTGTCGGCACCTTCTGATAATAGATGGTCGAATACTCATCAGTGGAGGCATAATCCTCACTGCTGGACAATGCAGAGTAGGTGTAAGTTGCCCCGTAGCCGTTTGACGTATCAAAGCTAAACGGACCAACGCCATGCCTTCCCCCGCCGTATTCAACAGTCGATATACTCAGCGTCCCAGATGGGTTGTTGCAGATAAGGAGTTTTCTTTTTTGCTTTGACGCACTTGCTCCCTGGGTGTGCCCATCTATGGATACGGCATCAAGGGCATTGTCATTGCTCCCGGTATCGTAGTTCCACGTAAATATGTTCTCTGGTTCCCAGTTTGAATCAGAGTGAGTAGCGGATGTTGCAGACCCTGGTCCACCATCAGCAAATCTTTGAACCCTTACTGTCGCGCCAGTTCTGTAGCCGATGTAAACAAGTGGTGTTGTTAGGGATGAGACACCAATTGCAATTCTGCTGTCAGGGATAGTGCCGCCTAACCCCGTTGAAAAGTCAGTGGCATCATCAAGATCGGCAGTACTCGTGTTGGATGAAATGTCATTGTCTTTTACGTAATGAAGTGAGTGAGTGCCGCTATTGTTCTTGTAATAGGCAACATGAACATCGTTAGAAGTAAGAGATGCACATACGTCAAACCACTGCTGACTTGTTGTCTGGTTGTAGTTGTTGGTGTAACCAGCAATTTCTACCCCGCCCGATGCAAGTCCAACGCTAAAGTTAAGGCTTTTCGGGTTGATGTATTTTCGGCGAAGCTGGTACCCGCCAGAGTGCTTGAACTCCCAGTAAACAGCAAAGCCGTATGAGCTAGTCGCTGCTACGACCTTGATTTTTCCAGGATTTACTCCAACCCCGGATCCAGTTGATTGATCATCCATGGTGGCGTTGAATATTGTCATCGTCTCTTTATCGATGAAGACAACGCGATGGCGATAGTTTACAGCATTTGAGGTGTAGTTAAACGTGGCCTCAATGTAAGCAACGGCGATAACTGTACCATCGCCACTAACAGCAATGCTTGGGTTAAGGCAGTGATGTAGAGGTACTTTTGCAGTGGCTGGAAAAAGCTCTGTCTGAAACGGGGCGATAGCTCCCATTTTTTGAAACATGCCAGAAGAATAGCTAGGGTTGTCTGGATCCATCCGAAGCAGCTTGCCTTCGGCGGTAATCATGTAGAGGTTTTCCATGTAGCCAAAGGCTGCTCGGGTTTTTCCCCAGTTACTTGCGGCTGTCCACTCGCCCTCAGTGTACCCTTTTCTCTTTTCTATTTGCCCATGCTTATTGAAAACACCGTTTTCAAGAACCTCAAGCTCGCCGGGTTCAAGAAGAACATCGGTCTTCTTTGTCTGAATACCCCCGGTAAAAGGGATTGTTGCAATTTTCTTATCGAGAGCCATTAGAACACCCACAGATCCACGGTCACTGTGCCGCTTGCAGTAAGGTGAAGAAACTTGTCAGGGTCGTTGTTTGATGCCTGCGAATCGTAAACATAAGCCGCTGCATTCTTCCCTACAACAATCCACCCTTTAAGGTTCCTGCCAAGGTTATGGGATATAATAGAAGTTGAGCCAGACGCCAGCTCCTGGCCTGTAATGAGCTTGCCATCAATAATTGACGCATCTGATACGGGAAGAAATACATCCTCAATCCTTTCCTGGATTTTGTTAAGGATGTCATCCCTTGTCGGGATCTTCTCGTACTTCCGCAGAGTCACTACAAGCTCCAGTGATAGTAGGGCAGTACGCCAGTATCCTCGTCAGTTATTCCAAACGGCTCTGCTGCATCTCTGTTGCTTGCAGCTGCATCAATTCGTGCTTCAATTCTTTCAAGCTCACGCTCAAGCGAAGTTGTCGATGTTTCTTCCTTTTGCCTCATCTTAATGGCAGCAGTAACAACGGCATATTCTTCCCAGTTAAGCTCAATGCTATTGGAGACAGAAGATCCATCTGAAGCCAACGCAGTGAAAGACGGGACGTAGTGAACTGTAATTGTATCATTGGTGTCCGGCTCTGGGATCATCTTTATGTTTTCACCTTGGATAGAGTATTCGTAAGCAGCGTAGCCTCGGTTGTTGTAAACCTCAGCATCACTCGAGAATCTGTTTCTATCTGAGAATGAAAACCTTTTAACCTTTACGGTGTTGTTTCCAGATGAAGCATCCACGCCCAGCAACTTGTAGAAGTTGGTTAGGCTAATGGATGAAAACGAATACGTGCTAGTACCCGGCGTCAGAGTAAAGGACACACTGCTGACGTAGTAGTCCTCGAACTTGGAGACAAGAACATCATGAAGTTCGCCAAGGCCAACGTTGATGTAGTCGTTAATTTCCGCATCCGAAAAGAAGTTGTTGCCAACAGCGTCGGCTCTTCTTCTTGCTCTGGTCCTTAACTCTGACAAGGTAGACATCAGTATTCCTCACCCTCTTCGCCGGGGCTGTTCCCGTGCTCAAGGCAGATGTGGATACAATCCTTCAGGGCATCCGCAAACCTTTCAGAATTCCCGCTCTCGATTGCCTCCATGCACTCGTTAGCCGCATCGGCAAACGCTTCCTCGTAGGAATCTTCTTCCTCAGCACCCTCTCCTTTTGCCGCCTTCCCGCCGCCAAGGATTAATGCGATTGATTTACCCTTCATTGCTACCTCCGAAGAAAAAGAAGGGGAGGTTTTACCCTCCCCCTCTCAGCCTTAGCTCAATGTAATGCGGCAGTTCCAGCCTGGCGCTGTGCAGATAACGTTACCGTAGTAACCCCATCGGTACTCAACACCATCATCTGTAGCTTGCCGAAGACCATTCAAGCCATCAAAGTCCAAGATCCGAGGAGCTGAACCGATAGTTCGAAGCTCCCAGGTGTCCTTCTGAAGAAGCCAAATAGTATTGGCCTGGCAGTTATGGTCAGCGAAGACCTCAACAACACCTGTCGGGCCAGCAACCTTGAGGGCGCTGAATCCAACCTGGGCTGCTGAATCTCCGTTTTCCATCCGAACCTGGGTAGCCGCCCCAGTTGGATCAATGTCTTTTGCCAGCTCAGCCCAAAGCTCTGGACTCATAAAAGCAGCATCAGGCATTCCGCCTTCTCGGGCACAGCGAACCATGCCGTCAATGAGTGCTTCTTTGATTGCAGCAGTTCCGCCCGAAATCCTCTGGCCACCCAAACGGGTTGGATGAGTTGAACGGTCAACGCCAAAGAATGCAGTGCCGCTAACGGTTGAAGGAAGCCATGCATCAAGGCCAGCAAGCTTAGTGAGACTAGAGCCACCAGCTTGAGCATCACCCTTAACGTAGAAGTAAGCAGTCTTGTCTCCGTTTAGTCCCGAGTGGGTACTACCAGCAACAAGATCCTCATCAAAGTAAACACGGTTGTTGTCATAATCAACCTTGCTTACCGTAAGAGCTGCGCCTGAATCCAGGAGAGCAGAACCGTCAGTTGCCGAGTAGACAAGCTTCTGGTTAATTTCAAAGTTGGTAATATCATCAGCACTGAAAACAGCGTAGTCAGCACCAGCAGATCCACCGAGGCTAACGTCCGTTGAAAGACCAAGAGAACCAGTACCGCCACGATAAATGTCGATACCCATTGCGCGAGACAATGAACGAAGGGCGCTATCAGTCTTGTTTTTGGCAAGCTCAAGCAAAGAACCTTCGTTACCATCAGCAGCAAGCATTGCTTCGTTGTCGACGCTAACTACGGCATAGTCTTTAACGCGAGTGACAATGAAGTCCTCAAGCTGAGTACCGGTACGGTTGGTAATCGCTTGTTCAAGGTTTGCACTACGACCACCAGGCATCCCGTATTCAACGGTGATCTGAGCGTTTCGACCAGGAAAGCGCTCTACCTTTGGCATCCATGCAAGCAGTGGGTTGTTCTTGTAAACAAGGTTGTTAACCTTTTTTTGCGGGTAGAATTGCTTCATCGCCGCATCGAAGTTCGTTAAATTAAAAGATGGCATAACCATCCTCCTTTCTTACGTGAAGAGTTTCCCTTTCCAGTGGTCCATGATCTCATCATCGGTCATGTCCTCTGGGGATTTCCTCGTTGGTTGTTCCTTCCATTTGGCCGACAAAGTTGCGCGTGGGCCTTTCACTTTTTGAAATGCTTCAGGGTTATATCTCTGAAGTTTCTCTAGAACCTTTGGGTCACCATAGAAACTCTCTTCACGCTCCCGGAGTCCGGTTTCAATCTTTTCAAATGCTTCTTCGAGTGTAAGCTCTTCTCCAGTCTTCTGGAAGTGAGCAACCATTCCGTTGGCAATATCTGCCGCTGTGCAGGTTTCCTTAATAATCTCATAACCGTCGCTATTTGTGGCAAATTTTTCGATTTCACCACAAAGATTCGTATACGCCTGCCCTCTAACCTGGTCTTCTTTCGCCTTGGCCGCGGCCTTTTCCTTTGACGCAATGTATTGCTTTAGGTCTGCCAGCTCCTTCTGGGTGGATGTCATCTTGGATTCCACCGTGTCGCTGGCACCTTCATCGATCATCCGCTCGGTCCATTGCCGATAATACTGCATCGGATCAATGCCCTGGGATCGAAGGAATTCTTCAGGGTTACCCTCAAGCTGCTGCTTAATATCAGCAAACTGCTTAACCTGAGCCTCACGCGCATCCAGCTCTGCTTGACGCTGCTTGAGCTCGATCTCTTGACGCCTAACCTCTTTGTCTCTTCTGAGGTTTTCAAGGAACTGCTTGCTCTTTCGAGGGGGCCCAGGCTCGCTTGACTCCGTGCTCGGCTCGCTTGGCGAAGGGCTTTCTTCTGTGAAAATGTTAAAAGACTCCGGAACTTGCTCAAGATGATCAACCTTGGAAGACGAGTCTGGTTGAGCAACTTCTGCGGGTGCTTCTACTGGTGTAGGTGTTTCTTCTACTTGTGCTGCTTCGCTCACTAAATGCTCCTTATGCTAACTGAGCTAATAACTCAGGTGGTATCTGTGCCCCTGCTCCTGGTGCCGGTGCTGCTGGTGGGGCGGGAGGACCCGGAACCGGGGGCGCGGCCAACGCTT